CTACGGCCGCTTTGACCGGCGAGTGCATTGCGTGTCGCCCGTCGTCGTCAAGGGCACCATCCAAATCGCCTGCGATTTCAATGTCAGGTACATGCATTGGATCGTGTGCGAGACGGACCAATCGCAGCGCACAACACACGTCGTCGGCGAGGTGATCAAGGAGGGCGGAACGACGACGGACGAACATGCTGAGCGAGTGGCACAGTGGATCGCGCAGTACCTCACCCGCACAAGAGGAAGGCACTACACTCGAGACGACGTGTATCAGATGCGACTGCAAGCCTACGTCGACGCCAGCGGCACGGCGCTTCGCTCCACGTCGACGAAGAGCGACGTCGCGCTACTGACGCAGGCCGGGTTCAGGGCGATCCACGGCAACGCAAACCCGCCCGTCAAGGACAGGGTCAACACGCTGAACGTTCTCTTCCGTGACCGGCGCGTCACCGTCGATGCTGCGGCTGCCCCCGTGCTGACTCGGGCGCTGGAGACGCAGGCACTTGACAAGCACGGCGACCCCGACAAGCGAGGCGATATCGATCACGGTATCGATGCCCTTGGCTACCTCTGTCACTGGCAGTGGCCAGTCCATCGGCCACGGGCGAACCAGACAACACCAGGTGACGCCCTGACCGACGAGTGGGGGCGAGTCTGACCGGGTGTTTCCGCTTGACTTTTGGCGTGGTAGGGTTGCGGCATGATTTCCTACAACGCCGCAAGCGATGCCGTGATCGAGACAATCCGACAGCAAGCCGGCGCATGGATGCCCGACCAGTTGTCGGCGCTTCTCGACGCTGGCCGGAAGACGCGACCCGCCGACTACGATAGCGTCGTCAAGGGGCTGGCGGTACGCTACAGCGGCGACCAGGCCAGCGTCATTCGCGACGCTTTGAAGAAGGCGTACCCTCGCACCTATCAGCAGCTGCCGATTGACCCCGTCAACTGGCTCAGGTTTTTTGCGAGGCAGGACAGCGGCGTCTACGCCACGCCAGCGGACCGCACCCTTGTTGACGACGAAGGCGAGGCGCTGGACGAGGACGATGAGCGCCTTGTCGCCTTCCGCCGTGGGCTAGATGAGGCCGGCATCGACGTCGTCATGCCAGAGATGGAACGGCGCTGTCACGCTGGCGTCCGTGCGTCGTTTGCCATGATTGGCTGGCGACGCATCGGCGACATCGGCAAGTTGGTCTGCCAGATCTACTGGACGCACGACGTCGTCACGCTCGCGCATCCGTCGGCTCCCGATGACCCCGATGCCTTGTGGTTGTGCGCCATCAAGCAAGCCACGCCGTCGTCAGCGTCGCCGCTGTGGTGGGTGTGGTCACGGGAATTCACGGAAGACGATGCCGGCAATCTCGTGTCGTTTGGTGCGTGGTCGCATCGGCGTGTCAGCGAGGACGGCAAGACTGCGACGGCGTCGGAGGCATACGAAGGCCGCTTCCCCGGCGCGTTCCTTCGCATCGAGCCCGGCGCTGGCGGTATCTGGCCCGATCCCGACCGTGACGTCATCGCCAACGTCGACAGGCTGAACGTGTCGCGGTCCAATCGGCAGCACGTCGTCGACATGCAAGCCCACGCAACGTGGGTCTACAGCGGGCTCACTCGCGAGACGAGCGAGCTGGTAGGCGGTCCAGGTGTCGTGTTGCAAATCGGGTCCGGCGAGACGCTGCAAGCGCAGACTGCCGGCGCGGACCATGCCGCTATCGAGGCCAGCGCGACTCGCGACCTTCAGGAACTCGGCGTGTCGCGAGGCAACAGCCCCGACGCCTACGCCGTCGAGCCCGGTGCGCCGCAGTCCGGCGTGTCGAGGATGATTGCGAATGCGCCGCATGACCAGCGCGTCGCGGAAAGCCGACCCATCTTCAAGGCGTTCGAAGAGGGCCAACTCCTGCCCATCGTCGTCGACGTGTTGCGCTTGTTCGATCCACAGAGCCCCGCTGAGTTTGGCGATGTCTCGCCGATGGTCACGCTGTCGACCGGCAAGACCTATGAGGCCGATCAAGAGAAGCAGGATCGGGTGCTGGCGCTGAAGGAAGCCGGGCTCATCGACGAGGCCGACGCTCGCGTGATGCTGGGCCTGTCCGCCGACCGTGCGACGGCTGAGGCGTACCTCGAACAGATGCGGGCCGTCCGTGCGCCACAGGTCAGCCTGCCCGGCGCACTGGCGGGCTCGCCGTTCACGGCGAGACGCGAGACTACCGTCGTCGAAGAAGAGGATGAAGACGAGGATGAGGCCACGTCGTGAGCGGGGCAGATGCTGCCGGCGTCGTCGCCGATGCCGCCGTCGAGGATCTGCGACGTCTTGAGGTGGCACTTGAGCGCGACCTTCTGCGAATCCTCCTGTCCCTCGACACCGTCCCCGGCGAGGACAGCCTCGTCCGCCGACAGGCGCAGACTTCAGCGGCTGTCCTCTCGCAGGTACGTCGCCGACTGGAAGCCGAGGGGGAAACGGTACGCGGTGTCGTCGGACAACGCGCCATTGAAGCCGTCGCCGCTGTCCTGGGTACGCCTCCTTCGGCGTTATCGGTCGACGCGAGACGAGAACTAGACGCCATCGTCAATGGCCAAGTCGCCGACGTCGTCGCGGTCTTCAAACTGGCTCGTGAGGAGATGCGTGACGCCGTGTCTCGCGGCATCACGTCCAGTGGGTCGCTCGCCGACGTCATCGAGGAAGTGCGGGCGCGGCTGTCGACGACGTATGTTCGTGCGTCGGCCGCAGTGGACGCAGCCATCATGGCGGTGGGTCGACGGTCGGTCATCTCTGCGGCCCGTGAGGTCGAGGCGGAACTCGACCTCGTCTACGTCTACGTCGGGCCACGCGATGCGAAGAACAGGCCCTTCTGTCGAACGTGGGTCGGCAAGGCAGTCACGGATCCCGCCCGCCTCGACAACGGGCAGGGCCTCCCAGCCGACGACTACTGCGGCGGGTACAACTGCCGTCATAGCTGGGCACCGACGACGGTGGAGACGGCGGTCCGTGAGGGGATCGAGATATACCGGCCCGATGGGTCCAGGCTCATTGTCGACGCTGAGACGATGGCTCTGCAACGGAGGTGACGACGTGGGCATCACAACCAAACGGAGCGGAACCCCGGTCAAGTTTGACGCCGAGAAAGCGGCCAAGGTCATCGGTGGCTTTGTTCCAGGTGCGATCCTGCGACGCACCGATCAGGGCATCTCGTCGACGGGGCAGGCGTTCGCCAGCTACTCGACGCAGTACCGACGACAGCTACAGCGCATGGGTGAGGATCAGAAGATCGACCTCCGTCTCACCGGCGGCCTCATGAACTCGATCAAGGTCCGCGAAACGCGAATCACCGCCGACGGTGTCGAGGTCGTCATCGCTCCCGATACGGGATCGAGCAATCAGGTTCGTGCCCCATCGGAGATCAGGGCGCTCCGTCAAGCTGGCCTCGTCGAGGGCCGCTTCGGTGAGACGGCAATCAGCAAAACCCTACGACGTGGCGAGGCCAACAAACTGGCTCGCGACCTCAAGCGCGAGTCAGGACAGCGACAGATCAAGACCGGCGAACAAGGCCCGCCCCACAACGTCCTCGGCTATTGGATTCACCATGGCACAGCGACGACGCCAGCGCGGCCCTTTATGGGCCTGACGCCAGATCAGGAAGCAGAACTCAATCGGCTGCTTGGCAAGGCAAAGGTGTTTGGTTAGCTTGCCCGCTGGCGACAGCTCGCCGAGCCCCCGGCTCCACATGGTGTGGTGACCGGGGGCGCGTTTTTGCGCACAGGTAGCGCCCGGCCGTCAACTGCATTATAGTGCAGGCCATGCAGCGCGTGCTGGTCGGCTCCACAGACACGATCCTGTCCTATCCGCGCTTGTCGACGGATGGCGGTGTCTCGACCGGCGTTCCCTCGTCGGCGACGGCGCGACGCATCCCGTCGCAGTCTCCCGACGCTCTCGGTGCCTACGTCGCCGCTACGGTCGATCCGCTGTCGACGACGACACAAGGCGCGGTGCCAGAAGGTGCCGATAGTCTCCCGCTCGCGGCGTCGGTCGCCATCGTCGCCGGCCGGCGCTATCTCGTGACGGACTCGTCCAGCGCCCGCCCGGTTGTGATTGTGGCGGCCCGTAGTGGCACCCTGTCGACTCTGTGGCTTGCCGAGCCCCTGCCCTGCGACATCGGCCATGCGTCGACTGTGAGCGGTCTGGCGGTGTCTGTGGCCCTGACGGCAGCACAGACCATCGAGCCCGGCGCGGGCTATGTCTTGTTTCGCGCCACCGTCGACGGCGTTGTCCGTGAATGGGACGAGTCGTTTCGAGTTGTCAGGCGCATCACGTCGATTGCGCTGTCACCGACAGAGCTGACGCAGTCCTATCCCGTCGTCCGTCAGATTGCGTCGTCAAGCGACCTCACCCTCGAGGAAGCCATCCAGGCCTCATGGCGAATGGTTCTCGTCCCGGCGCTTGCGGCGCGTGGCATCCTCGACGAGGACGTGCTCACTGACGACGTTCTCGTGCCCATGCACGCTGCCGCCACCGTGGTCCACCTCGCCCGCCAGTGGCCGGCCGCCCCGTCGGAGTTTGTCTCGCGGCTTGAGGCCAGCTACGAGCAGATCAAGCAGACCACCTACGACCGGATCGACTTGATCACCCGCTCACAGGACGAAGTCACGCCGGAGATCCCGACGCCGGGTTCGCAGGGTCCGCGCTTCATGAGGATTTCACGGTGACGTGGCAGGATGCCCGACGCGCCCTTGTGGCGATCCCCGGCGGCATCACCCCTGCCGTCGTCTCGCGTGGGATCCCGTCGCGTTTCACGCACGATGTGGCGGGTCATGACGAGACGGTCGGGACGCAGTCGCGCCGATGGTGGGGGCGTGTGCTGTCGGGTGCGGCAGAGGGGCCGTACCAGGTGCAACAGACCCGGCACCGGCTGACGTGGGAGATCGTCGTCGAGTATGTCGACAGCGTCGGCAACACCTCGGCTATTGACGAGGCCATCCCGACCGACGCCGCGCAACTTGCGGCAGCATTCGCTCTCGGCTCCAACTGGGACCGCGCTACGAGCGGCATCGTCGCTGTCACGCCAGCAGGGACCGACGTAGCCCCCTACACTGTGGAGCAGGTGAGCGGCGCTCGCCGCCTGCGAATGAATCTTGAAGTGAGGTACAGCACATGACCGACGTCGCTCGCTTGTCCACGTTGCGCTACGGCCTCCACACGAACGCTTTCACGTTCAGCGGTACGCCGACGCTCGTGCCGCTCCGTCTCACCGACGACGGCGCGTCGTTCTTGCCTCGCAACCGTGCGCCGATTGCACGGCCGCTGCGCTCACTGTCGGGCCGGCGCTACTCGCATGTGCGTGGTGTGCAGGACCTCGCCGATATCTCCGTCGCCACCGAGATGCGCGGAGTCAACGCCAACACGGGCGCGGCTGTCACCGACTGGGAGGCGAAGATGGAGCAGGGCTATCTGCTCGCCAGCCTCTTCGGCGCGGTGGCCCCTCAGACGTCGGGTGTCGCGCCCACGGTCGCTGCATCGGGTCACACGCCAGCGTCGGGAATCGTTGCTGTCGTCGGCACGACCACGGCGAATGGACAGGTCATCGCCTTCGCTTCGTCGGCGGGCCTGCAGATGGGTCGCATCGCCAGCGGTGGCGGCACGACGACGCTGACGCTGGACCATCCCTACAGCGGCACCCCGACGACTGGCGCGACCGTCTTCCGCAACGCGGTCTACACCGTCGCTGACGCCGTCACGCACCACGTCCATGCAATGTTCGCCGCAGAGGGCGAGGACTGGCGGCGCGACTACTTCGGCTGTATGCCGATGTCGATGGCGCTTGCCCTGCCGAATGCCGGTCTTGTCGGCATGACCTCGGTCTTCTCCCCGACGTCGTTCTCTGACATTGCCGAGGC